TATAAAACTTCGCGTGGACGGGGGGGTGCTTTCAGTGAGATCCTGCGACCTGACCCTCTCTCCTGCCTAGGGTTCCCCTTCCTCGCCGGTTTTGTCCGCTGTCGCACAAAGGTTTCGCCTTTGTACACACCAGCGGATCCGGATGAGATCAGGGAATCCCTCCGTGACTCTCTCCCACACGACATCGATCGAGTGAAAGTCCGCAGGGCACCTATCCTCGAACCCTTCAAGGTTCGAGTGGTGTCCTGCGGGGAAGCAATTCCGTACCAGCTGGCAAGAAACTATCAGCGCTCTCTCTGGGAGATGCTGGCGGTCTCTGACGTCTGTCGTCTTGTTGGAACACCCTTCACGGAGGAAGATGTGGAGTCCTGTTTCCGCATTCCGCGGGAAACAGGGATCTACTCCCTCATGATCTCGGGTGACTACAAGTCGGCAACAGACTGTCTCGACCCCCATCTCTCGGAGATAGCGATGAGCGAGTACTGCCGGCTGGCACGGGTCAGGGAAGAGGACAAACTTCTTCTCCTGAGGACTCTCACAGGCCATACGATCTGTGACACCAAGGGGAAGGAACTGGGTAACCAGGTGTGGGGACAGCTCATGGGCTCTCCAATCTCTTTTCCAATCCTCAACATTGTTAATGTTGCAGTGACTAGAAGAGTTATGGAAGATGCCTACGAGATGTACCTCCCACTCTCCTGGGGACCCCTGCGGGTCAACGGAGACGATATACTGTTTCCGCTACCTCCCGGTTCCTACCAAACTTGGTCTCACTGGACCTCTCTGGCCGGTCTGAAGCCCTCAGTGGGGAAGAATTATGCCCTCCGAAACCACGCCATGATCAACTCTAAGATGTACGAATTGCCCCAAGATTGGGACCGGAAGACCTGTGTTGGTCGACCGAGCCTTCTCCCCCAAATAAACCTTGGACTCATCAGAGGCCCCTCCGCTGCACACAGTCATCAGACCATGAGCGAGTGGATGCAAGCGCCCGAGTGTCCTTGGTCCCCGTACAATCTAGGAGATAACATGCGGGAAGCCCTGAGAGGTTGGGAAGACGAAGCAATGCGTGAGGTCATTGAGACCAAATGCATTCACTACGCCCAGCCACTCCTCAAGAAGCTTCCCCCAGTCTCCTGGTTTGTTTCTCGGGATAAGGGAGGACTCGGTCTACCGACAAGTCGGCCGACCGGTGCCATCATTGGGGAGCACCATCTGCGTCTTGCTGCTTGGTTCTCGAGTTGGAACCATACTCATGGGAGGGACGAGCGAGTCCGCCATCAATGGCGACTCCAGCCTGGTCCTTTCTTCTCTGAGATCGCGCTTTCGGCGCGGAATGCAGCTGCAGATGCAGTAGGTGCTGGATGGATACGAGTTGATCGTGGTGTGGGTTCCGTGGATGATCGCGATCCCCTACTCAGTCGAATATTGAGAGGCTACGCTCCCCTCGGAGTGGACTTCCTCCCCAGTGATGACCGGACCTTTCTAAAAGATTGGTACAGAAGTTACTGGAAATGGGTGAAGTCCGCCGAGGGGGCAGCAGCCTTTCTTAAACCCATGGATGCCCAAAAGGCAACCAGGGAATTCGACTGGGTGTGGGATCGCGAGGCGGTAGTCGTTTCCTAGGGGTGGTACCACCTCCCCCCTACAGTTCGTTCGGGAGCGACGGTTTCTCGACAAAGGTCTACGTTAGGTTGGGACGGAAAGTGCCCGTAAAGCGTCCAACGATGACCACTGATCCATCCGGCCCTATGGCTGCCAGCAGGGAGACTCCCCTTCGGAAAGGGAGGCAAGTGCTGGTGGTACACAAGGGTGGACGGAGCCGCGTCGAGAAAAGGTGAACCCTCACGCTCTGCGTGGGGAAGGCGGCG